CGTGGTTCTTGGGTCGAAACCCAAAGCTGAAGATCATTCAGGCCACGCACAACACCGAGCTTGCTGTCCGGTTCGGCCGCAAGGTTCGAGATCTGATCGACGATCCGGCTTACCGGGAGATATTTCCGGGAACGGTGCTCAAGGAAGACAACAAAGGTGCTGGTAAGTGGGGCACCAGCAGGGGCGGGGAATACTTTGCGGCGGGTGTCGGCGCAGCAGTGACCGGCCGCGGCGCTGACCTTTTCATCATTGACGACCCGCACTCCGAACAGGACGCCTTATCCGAGACAGCCTTCGATCACGCCTATGAGTGGTACACCTCAGGTCCGCGGCAGCGTCTGCAGCCCGGCGGCGCGATCATTGTCGTTATGACCCGCTGGGGTAAAAAGGATCTGACAGGACGCCTCTTGGCTGCTCAGGGCAGCGACACGATGGCGGATAAGTGGGAGGTTATCGAGTTTCCCGCAATCCTGCCCTCGGGGAATCCGCTGTGGCCGGAGTTCTGGGAAAAGAGCGCCCTTCTATCGATCAAGGCGTCACTGCCTGTTGGCAAGTGGTCAGCCCAGTGGCAGCAACAGCCCACTGCCACGGAGTCCGCAATCATCCGTCGGGAGTGGTGGAGAGCTTGGGAAGAGGAAAAGATCCCGCCTGTTAAGTACGTCTTGCAGGCCTACGACACGGCGTTCTCGAAGAAAGAGACGGCAGACTATTCGGCCATCACCACTTGGGGTGTATTCAACCCAGAGGAAGGTGGCCCAGACCACATTATCCTTTTGGATGCGCGACGTGGACGCTGGAATTTCCCTGAGCTCAAGGAGATTGCGTATGAGGAGCACGAGTATTGGGAGCCCGACATGGTGGTGGTCGAAGCGAAAGCGACGGGTGCACCGCTCATTGACGAGTTGCGGCTTCGCGGTATTCCTGCGCTCGGGTTTTCCCCGGGGAAAAAAGCGAGGGGCGGCGGCGTAGACAAAATTACCCGCATGCACATGGTCGCTCCGCTGTTTGAGGCTGGTGTTGTATGGGCTCCTTCTGATAAAAAATTCGCAGAGGAAGTGATCGAAGAGGTCGTTTCATTTCCCAATGGCGACCACGACGACTTTTGTGATAGTATGACCCTGGCTTTAATGCGTTTCCGGCAGGGCGGCTTCATCTCCCTGAATGGAGAAGATGAGGCAGAGGACTCGTTCTATCAGCGCAAACGGGAGTACTACTAATGGCCTTGCCGCCTATCATTGACTCGGCAATCACCGAAGAAGACATGATGCCGTCTGAGGCCTCGGTTGAAATTCCTGAGTCCCCCTTTGTGGATTTCTCCGGAGGCGCAAAGGTTACGCCCGACGGTGAGGGAGGCGCGCTTATCGAGGCGCTTGCCGACATCATCGCCGAGGAAGAAGCCTCGAGTGCCATGGAGCACAACGCCAACCTCGCGGAGTTCTTGGAGGATTCATATCTTTCAGAGATCTCGACGGACCTGCGAGCCTCTTTTGAAGAGGATCTAAGCTCGCGATCCGAGTGGGAAGAGACCTACACGAAGGGGTTGGATCAGCTCGGCGTTAAGTACGAAGAGCGCACTGAGCCGTTTTCCGGGGCCTCTGGCGTTACGCACCCTCTGATTTCGGAGAGCGTGGCCCAGTTCCAAGCACAGGCGTACAAAGAGCTTCTCCCCTCCGGTGGCCCGGTGCAGACCCAGATCATCGGTTTGCAGGACCAGCAGCGCGAGGAGCAAGCTGCGCGTGTTAAGGACTTCATGAACTACCAGATCACGGAGGTCATGGAAGAGTTCGATCCGGACATGGATCAGCTCCTGTTCTATCTCCCCCTCTCTGGCTCGACGTTCAAGAAGGTTTACTTTGACGAGGCCCGGCAGCGGGCGGTTTCGAAGTTTATCCCAGCGCAGGACTTGGTGGTGCCGTATTCGGCGTCCGACCTCCAGACCGCGCCGCGTGTGACGCACGTGCTGCGGATGGGCGCGAACGAGGTCCGCAAGCTGCAGGTCTCTGGGTTCTACCGTGACGTTGAGCTCATAAAGTACGACCAAGAAACGGACACGGTTCGCCAGAAGGTTGACGAGATTCAAGGGACGTCGAAGTCCTACGCGGATGATGTGTACACCATCCTTGAGATGCACGTCGATCTCGACCTCGAGGGCTTTGAAGACATGTCGCCCGAGGGTGAGCCGACCGGCATCGCTCTGCCCTACATCGTGTCGATTGACGAGGGTTCTGGTCAGGTACTTTCCATCCGCCGCAACTTTGAAGAGGGGGCGGATCTTGCGCGCAAGCAGCAGTACTTCGTCCACTACAAGTTCATGCCGGGTCTGGGCTTCTACGGCTTCGGTCTGATCCACATGATCGGCGGCTTGGGCCGCGCTGCGACGTCCATCCTTCGCCAGCTCATCGACGCAGGCACTCTGGCCAACCTCCCCGCAGGCTTCAAAGCTCGTGGGGTTCGGGTTCGTGACAACGACTCACCGCTGCAGCCGGGCGAGTGGCGAGATGTTGATGCCCCCGGCGGGGACCTGAGAAACGCTCTTGTGCCGCTGCCGTACAAAGAGCCGAGCGCCACGCTCGCCCAGCTTCTTGCCGCTCTTGTTGAGGGCGGACGCCGCTTTGCTTCGCTGGCGGATCAGCAGACATCGGACGCCAACAGTCAGGCTCCCGTAGGTACGACAGTCGCTCTTTTGGAGCGCGGCATGAAGGTCATGTCGGCCATCCACAAGCGTCTGCACTACTCGCAAAAGCAGGAGTTCCGTATTCTTGCTCGGATCTTCCGGGATAACCTCCCGCAGGAGTATCCGTATGATGTGCAGGGTGGCAACCGTACCATCTACGCCGAAGACTTTGACAGCCGCGTGGATGTGATCCCTGTCTCGGATCCGAACATCTTCTCCATGGCTCAGCGTGTGACTCTGGCGCAGACGCAGCTGCAACTCGCACAGTCCAACCCGGAGATCCACAACCTGCACGCCGCCTATCGCCGGATGTATCTGGCGCTGGAGGTTCAAAACATCGAGGAGATCCTTCCTCCTCCGCCACGTCCGCAGCCTTTGGACCCAGCCATCGAAAACGCCCGTGCTCTGATGGGGGAAATCCTCAACACGTTCCCTGATCAGGACCACGACGTGCATATCCGCATGCACTTGATGTTCATGAAGACACCGCTGGTCATGACGTCACCTCAGGTAATGGGCACCTTCTACGCACACATCCTAGAACATGTGTCTCAGAAGGCTCGAAAGGCCGTGATGGAAGAAATCGAGAACCTCTTCCAGCAGGCGCAACAGCAGGCGCAGGCAGGTACGCTCAATGCAGGCGTGGTGCAACAGCAGATCATGCAGGTTCAGCAGAGCATGCAGGATCCTGCCCAGCTGGAAAAACTAATCGCCATGCAGATCGAGCAGATCATGACGGAGATCACTCCGCAGCTAATGCCGCAGGGCAACGATCCGATGTCCGACCCCCTTGTTCAGATCCGCATGCAAGAGCTGGCCCTCAAGCAGCAGGATCAACAGCGCAAGGCCGCCGACGACGAGATGCAGCTCAACCTCGAGCGGATGAAGCTGCAGCAGCGGGCAGCCTCGGATGCCGCTCGGATCGAGAGCCAAGAAGAAATCGCCGCCCAGCGCGACGAAACCAACCGCGAGCGCATCGACGTGCAACGCCAAAAGATGATCATGGGGTGATACATGCCACTGAAAAAAGGCAAGTCTCAGAAGACCATCAGCTCGAACATCAGCAAGCTCGTGCGTGAGGGCCGTCCGCAAAAGCAGGCGGTGGCCATCGCCTTGAGCACTGCTGGTAAGAAGAAAAAGATGAGTGAGGGCGGTATGGTATCGTCCCGCTTCTCCGCATCCCCAACAGCCAACACGTTCAGAGGAACATTCTGATGCCCACCATCGTAATCAACCTACTGCTCGACGGCGAAATCCCTGTGGATAAGTACGAAGAGAACGATGAGGGCAAGAGCTGCCCGCTCCCGACGCAGGACCCAGAGCTGAATGCTGAGAACCGCCAGATTGCGGAGGATGAGCATCACTACCGCGGTCCAAATGAGGGGTCGGCGTTCCGTCTTACGGACGTGTGCGGCAACTGCGGGATGTACAACCAGACAGAAGAAATCCTGGAGTGTCTGGGCGACGAGTCCGGCGATACGGGTTACTGTCAGCTGTTAAAATTTGCTTGCAAGTCCGTGAACACATGTGATGAATGGGTAGAGGGTGGTCCGATCACATCGGAATCACAAGAAACCTACCGGGATATCCTATAATGGATGTTGTTGAGGTCGCTAAATACTTGTATAAGAGGATCAGAGAGCGTGAGGACTCGCTCTCTGATGCAATTGTACACGGTTCTGTACAGAACTGGGAGCAGTACAAAATGTCGGTGGGGGAGATCCGGGGCCTCTCCTTCGCTCGAGAAGAAATCAAGGCCCTGCTGGAGAAGAACGTAGACGATGTCGAAGACCTTATATCTTCCTGAACATGTCGCGCAGAAGTTGAACAAGGAACGCCAGGAGTCAAAGGCTCCAGCTTCGTCTTTGCAGGGTCCCTATGTGGATGCAGACAAGCGCGTTCTTGATCCCTCACTCCTTGAAAAATCTCTACTGGAACGTCTTCCGCAACCAACCGGTTGGCGGGTTCTGGTCATGCCGTATCAGGGAAGAGCAAAAACTGCCGGTGGCCTGTACGTTCCGGACGAAGTCCGTGAGCGGGAGTCCGTTGCCACTGTTGTGGCATACGTGCTCAAGCTTGGGCCTCTGGCGTACAACGATCCGGGGAAATTTGGCGAGAACGCGCAGCCTTGGTGCGCCGCTGGTCAGTGGGTTTGCATCGGCCGCTATTCTGGGTCTCGTTTCAAGATTGATGGCGGGGAAGTCCGCATCATCAATGACGACGAGGTCATTGCCACCATCCTTGACCCGGATGATGTGAAACACGTTTGAGGGATATGAACATGACCGAAGATATCGACAACGAGATCGAGATCGAAAACGAGGCGACCGAGGTAGACACCTCTGATTCTGGGCGAGGTACTCCGGTCGAGTCGTCTTCGGACGAAAACTCCGGTGGAGATGACGAGCTTTCGAGCTACAGCAAGGGCGTCCAGAGCCGAATTAAGAAGCTGACAGAGCGCTATCGGCAGGAAGAGCGTGACCGCCAAGAGGCCGTCCGTCTTTCTCAGACTCTTCTGGAAGAGAACCAGAAGTTGAAACAGCGCATGCAGGCTCTGGATACGGGCTATCTGTCCGAGTACGGAGCTCGGCTGCAGTCGCAGCAAGACGCTGCCAAGCGCCAGTACAAGGAAGCGTACGAGTCGGGTGACTCGGATCGGCTTCTTGAGGCACAAGAGCTGCTGTCCCGCATTGCCATTGAACAGCAGCGCTACGGCGTGGCAAAGGCTCGCGCTGAGCAGCAGTCCCGTGCGCCAGTAGAGCGCCAAGAACAGGAACAGGCGCGGCCGGTCCAGCAGCAGCCCGCCCAGCAGCAACGGCCCAAGCCCGACCCTCGCGCTCAGAGCTGGGCGGAGAAGAACAAGTGGTTCGGGGACGACCGAGTCATGACGACAGCAGCATTTACGATCCATCAGCAACTCGTCGAAGAAGAGGGGTTTGACCCGCAGAGCGAGGAGTATTACACTGAGGTTGATCGTCGCATTCGCCGGGAATTTCCACACAAGTTCCAGGCGGCGAAGAAATCGGGTGGAGGAAGCCAGGTCGCTTCTGCTGGTAACTCCGCATCCCGCAGTACTACACAGGGGCGCAGGTCGGTCAAGCTGACGCATTCACAAGTCGCGATTGCGAAAAAGCTTGGTGTACCTCTCGAAGAATACGCCAAGTACGTGAAGGAGTAAGCACATGGCTGACAGAACACCTCGCACCAGCGAAACCCGCGAACACGAGTCGCGCAGAAAACCTTGGGCACCGCCCAGCTACCTTCAGGCTCCGCCTGCTCCAGACGGCTTTGTACATCGTTGGGTTCGTGTGTCCATGCGTGGGCAAGACGACAAGATCAACGTACACGCAAAGCTTGCAGAGGGCTGGGAGCCAGTTCGCGCCGACGAGTATCCTGAGTACCAAGCGCCTGTCATTGACAGCGGGAAGTACGACGGTGTTATCGGACAAGGTGGCTTGATGCTGTGCCGTCTACCTGCCGAGACTGCATCCGAAAGAAACGCGTATTACGGGGGCCGTACCCGAGAGCAGATGCAAGCTGTGGATCAGGATCTTATGAAGGATCAACATCCTTCGATGCCGATTTCCAAAAGTCGGCAAAGTCGTGTATCCTTCGGAGGTCGCGCTCGCGACTCCGAATAACCTGCTTGAAGGAGCAATACCATGGCAAACTCGAATGTTGCCTTCGGTCTTCGCCCCGTTGGTATTAATGGCCAAGGTGCCAATACCACCGGCGTGACCGAATATCGTATTGCCTCGAACAACACCAACGCGATCTATCAGGGCTCGCCCGTTATTCCGCTGTCCACCGGTTTCATCGACATCGTGGGCAACGCAAACGGCGGCACTGTCAGTCTCTTGGGTGTTTTCTGGGGCTGCGAATACGTTTCGGCTACCACCGGTAAGACGGTGTGGTCGAACTACTGGCCGGGCTCGGGTGCAAACTCGACCTTCCCGGTCAAGGCGTATGTCTATGACAACCCGAACCAGACGTACGTGATCGCGGCTGATGCCTCGCTCACTGACGCGGCGACGGCTCAGAGCCACGTCTTTGCTAACGCGAACTTCGCCACCGCGACCTCCGGGTCGACTGCCTCCGGCATCTCGTCGGGCAAGCTCGCCGTCAGCACCATCAACACCACCGCTGCCCTGCAGCTCCGCATCATCGGCATTCAGAACGATGTGGAAAATCAGGACTTCGCCGCGGCTGGTATCCCGGTAATCGTACGTCTGAACAACAGCTTCAACGCGCCGAATGGCTCGATTGCAGCTGGTACTGTTTCGACGACCGGCGTTTAAGGAGGGCTGAAACATGGCTATCTCGCGCGCACAACTTGCGAAAGAGCTGGAGCCGGGTCTTAACGCCCTCTTCGGCATGGAGTATGCTCGTTACGAAAACCAGCACTCCGAGATCTACGTCACCGAGTCTTCGGATCGTGCATTCGAAGAGGAAGTGATGCTGTCCGGGTTTGGATCAGCACCGACCAAGTCGGAAGGTGCAGGCATCAACTACGACGATGCCAACGAAGCCTACACCGCTCGGTACAACCACGAAACCATCGCGCTTGCCTTCTCGATCACCGAGGAAGCAATCGAGGACAACCTGTACGACCGCCTCGGCAGCCGTTACACGAAAGCCCTCGCCCGCTCGATGGCTCACACCAAGCAGGTCAAAGCTGCTGCCGTCCTGAACAACGCGTTCACGGCAGGCGCTTTTGCAGGCGGCGACGGCAAGGCGCTCTGCGCCACCGACCACCCGCTGACCAATGGCGGCTCGTTCCAGAACGAACCGACCGTGGCTGCTGACCTGAACGAAACTTCGCTGGAAGACGCTCTGATCTCCATCGCCGGTTTCGTGGACGAACGTGGTCTGAAGGTCGCCCTCCGCGGCATGAAGCTCATCATTCCGCGCCAGCTGCAGTTCGTGGCTGAGCGTCTGATGGTTTCGAACCTGCGCGTTGGCACCGCCGACAACGACGTGAACGCTATCCGCAGCATGGGCTTGCTGCCGGACGGCTACACCGTCAACGACTTCCTCACCGACCCTGACGCATGGTTCGTTAAGACGGACGCTCCTCGTGGCTTCGTCCACTTCGAGCGCACCCCGCTCTCGACGAACATGGAAGCCGACTTCGACACCGGCAACATGCGCTTCAAGGCCCGTGAGCGCTATTCGTTTGGCTTCTCGGACCCGCGTGCGGTGTTCGGTTCGCCGGGCGCAGCGTAACCCCCTGTAAATCCTTCGGGATTACAGTGAAAGGCCCGCTTCGGTGGGCCTTTCTTTTTGTTTATCCACCGTGTAGACTGCGTGGAAGGGTAACATCAGCCGCGCAGACAGGACGCCCTTCCTGACGTTGCACAGACTGCGTGGCAAAACCTTGTGCAAGGGGTACTACCATGGCTTCCACCAAGTTTTCGGGACCGGTGACTTCGACCAACGGCTTCATCGTTGGTGCGGACAGCTTCATCGCGCTCACTGCTCAGACCACTGCTTCGCTGCCGACGGCAGCAGCCGCCAACGCTGGCCATGTCCGCTTGATCAGCGACAACGGCGCAGGCAACAACGAGTACTGCCTCGTCATCTCGACGGGTTCGGCCTGGGTCACTGCTGTCGGCGCAGCCCTCAGCTAATAGGAGGCCTGCATGGCTGGCTCGGACATCAAAACAAAACGGGTTACCGGAACCGGTGCGCTGAGCGTCGGCCGGGCCCGTATTCGTCACATCACTGTTCTGGTCAGCAGCGCTGGCGCTGGGCGTGTGACGATCACCGACGGAAACGGGGGCTCAACGCTTCTGGATGTTGACTTGGAAGCGAACAGCTTCTCGACCATCGACATCCCAGATGACGGCATTCTTGCCACCTCCGACATCTTTGTGTCGACGGCAACCAACGTCACTGCGGCCACCATCTTCTGGTCCTAAGGGGTGAAAATGGCTCGGGAATTCTCTTCCATTTCCCGGTTCGGAGCTACCGAGCCATTTGAACTTCAGGTTGCTCGTGGCCAGATCACCGCGCACCGGAGCGTCGTCGTGTTTGGGTATAACCCGGACGTTGATACGGCCCGCGTCACGGTCTGGCCCTACACGGGTGTCATCCCGCTTCCCGCGGTAGCACTGCAAATGAAGGTTAGTTCCTCAAGCGCCAACGACACGGCAGGGGGCACCGGTGCCCGCACTGTGTATGTCGAGGGTCTGGACGCTAACCACGAAGAAATCAACGAGATTGTCCCGCTGAACGGCCAGACGCCTGTGCTGACGACTCAATCGTTCCTCCACATCAACAACGCCTACGTCGCGACGGCCGGTTCTGGGCTTTCCGCTGCCGGTGACATCTACTTCGGTGATGGTGTGGTGACGCTGGGTGTCCCAGCCACGGTCTATGACCTCATCAAATTCGACTACAACCAGCGCATCACCGGTAGCTACACGGTCCCGGCAGGGTTCACCGCCTATGTGGCGCAGGGACTTTTCTCCGCCGGGCAGCCGGGTGGATCGGCACAGGTGGTGGGTCGGCTGCTGACAGTTGCACAAGACGGCATTCGCCGCACTGCGGCAATCACCACAGTCAACAATGGTACGGCCGACTACGCGTTTGAGTACCCGATCCGAATCCCAGAGAAGACCACGTTGGAGGCAACTGCTCAGGGCAGCTCAAACAATAACGAGGCATCATCCCTCTTCATTCTGCTACTGGTGTCAAATGGCTAAAACTCCCGCATGGACCCGCAAGGCTGGGAAGGACCAAAAAGGTGGCCTCAACGCCAAGGGCCGAGCTTCGGCTAAAGCCCAAGGTATGAACCTGAATCCCCCGGCTCCGAACCCGAAGACCATGGAAGACTCGGGCCGTCGCGATTCGTTTTGCGCGCGCATGAGTGGGATGAAGAAAAAGCTTACGAGTGAGAAGACTCGTAACGATCCGAATAGCCGTATCAACAAGTCACTTCGTGCATGGGACTGCTGACATGGGCAACGTTAACCTAACCCCGGAAGAACTTGAGGCG